CCTGATACTGAGACTTTAGCGAAGCACTTAGCTGAGAAGTATAAGGGTCATAAGATCATTACGTATCCAGATCCGAGCGGTCGAGCGAGGAAAAGCTCAGCTGCAGTGGGTAGGACAGATTTTTCTATTTTAAAGTCGCACGGGTTAGCTACCTTAGCAAGATCACGCGCACCAGCAATCGCAGACTCAGTTCAAGCAGTAAACAGAATGCTTAAAACAGCTGATGACAAAGTTCATTTTTTCGTTGCCCCTAATTGTGTAAATACGATTAAATCTATTGAGCGTACATCTTGGAAAGAGAATAACCCAGAAGCGTTAATTATTGATAAAACTGAAGGAATTGAGCATTGGACAGACGGAATAAGATATGCTGTTGAATATTTATTTCCTGTAAGAAATCATGCTAAAACTGTAAAAAGAGGCTTTTCTTTTTAAAATAAAAATACCGCCTTATAAAGAACAACTAAAACTAATTTAAACAAGGACTTACTACAATGAGAGACAAAGATTATTTATTAAAGCCTAGTAAAAAGAAATAGAATGCCAAAGGAGAACCCGTTATGAATGGGAAAGGATCAAAACAACGCCCTACTAACCATAAACGGTTTGACGAGGCATATGATGCTATTTTTCGAAAGAAAGAAGCTGAAGAAAAACTAATCACTGAAGACCCTCAATCAGACAAGGTAGACGAAGATGATAGCAAATAGCACCGGAAATCGTTCCAAATCAGTCGGCGACCCTAATGCTCGATATGAGTCTCTCAGGCGGCTGTGGCGCACCTCTCGCGCAATACTGAATGGTCAGAACCAAGCAAAAGAATTAGACAGTACAGTTAATGCGTCTCAAAATATTCTTTTACCATTCTCACCTTCAATGACGCAAGAACAATACAACTTTTATAAAGCAGAAGCTGAGCTACCCGGGTTGACCGCGCAATACGCCAAGGTCTTGACTTCGGGTTTGTTGCGTAAGCCTCCTGTAATGAACCTTCCCGATGACGCCCCAGAAGGCGCAAAGGAATGGTTGACTCATCAGTTCACTTCTGATAATCAGTCAATGCTATCTTTTCTAGACGAAGCTATCTGGGAAGAAATGCAAACAAGTAGAGCATGGGTATATGTAGACTTCCCAACTGTACCAGATATGGATATGCTTAGTGTAGAAGAACAAAAAATGTTACGGCCTTATCCTGTGTTATTGAATGCAGAGTCTGTAATTAACTGGAAAACATCTGTTCACCCTATTACTAGAGACATTACTCTTACCCGATTAATCACTCGTTCCTATCAGAAGAGCTATCGTGAAAACGAATGGCATCCGGATTACGTTGATACTGTGTTTGATCACTTTATTGCTGCTGATGGTTACTTCTATATTAATGTATATGAGCGTAACAAAGATAGCGGCGGCGAAGATGTAAGTTTTATTAATGGTGTCGAACAACAAGAATACCAAACGCGTGGCGGTTCTTTAGGTGGTGCCAACGGTACAGGTGAATGGGAATTTATTCGTACTATTGATAACCTTTTAATTAATGACAAACGAATGACAGAAATTCCAGCTTACCCTTTAAATGGAGCTATTGACGGTATTGAACCACTGCTTATGCCTTTGGTTGATCGTGAAGTTGCTTTGTATAACAAAGTATCTCGTAGAAATCACTTATTGCTTGGTTCTGCTACTTATACCCCTGTTATTTCCTCTGATATGTCAGAAGACAGATTTGCAGATATTGTGGATGCTGGATTAGGTTCTTGGATTCGTATTGACCAAGGTGATTCTATTAGTGTTTTCGAAGCACCTTCTAAGGCTCTTCGAGATATGGAAAACGCTATTAGTGGTACAATCTCTGAAATGTCCCGTATGGGTATACGCATGTTAGCACCCGATAATGGCTCCGGTCGAGATTCTGGTGTAGCATTAGAAATAAGAAACGCTGGTCAAACAGCTATTATGGCTTCTTTAAATGCTAAAATTTCTCAACAAATGAGAAAGATTATTAGAGTTATGATGAATTGGCGATATGATACAAGCTATGATACAAATGACATTGAGTACACTTTAACTGCAGACCTCAATCCAGCCCCAATGGGTTCTGATTGGTTGCGTTTAGTTACTGAGTGGTATCAACAAGGAATTATTCCTCGTTCTGCTTTTGTGGATATTGCTAAGTCTAACGATATTTTACCTACCGACTACAATGACGAAGATGGTATAGGTGAAATTAAAGAAGACGACTTAATTATCAATGCTGCAATGGAAATTGAAATGGATAAAATGGAAGCTGCTGCGCTTGCAACAGTTAACGGCGAAACCGAATCGGAAGCCGAAAAGGACAATCCGGAGGATTAAAAAACCTCTACTACCTTAGGATCGTACACCTAGACAAGTGTTTAAAAGGTCTCCAGTAAGGAATTTAAAATGGACAAATCAACTAAGGAATATCTAGACTTAAAATTTGAAACAGTAAATGAAAAGTTTCAAACAGTAAGCGATAGCTTTGAAAAGGTAGAACATAAGTTTGAAAGAATTGAGGATGCCATGGATAAGCATGATGACTTCACCACTAAGCTAGGTACCATTGTGTATATGCTTACGGGCGGTATGGTTCTTTTAGGTTATTTATTAATGGCCGACTTATTAATCTTTCCAGTAATATCTTAAAGAAAACAAAAGCATCGGAACCTTCGGGCAATCCCCTGCTACTCCAAGGAGAATAAAATGTCCTCTATTAATGATGACTTATATGATTTGTCAATAGACCATGCCTCTATGGTGCGTGGCTTTGAAAACTCAATGCAAACTGATGTAAAAAGGATTATAGCAAGACACAAAAATCGGCTTAGAAAGGGCCTAGCAGCTATTAAGAATGCTGGCTCTAAGTCAGCTCGAACTACTGTTTTAGAACCTGAGAATAAAAGATTCATTAAAGAAATGAAGTCTTCTATGACTACCCAACTAAAAGATCTTAGTCTTGTAGAAACAGATTTTAACAGCAATATGCTTAATAAGAAACTTGGTAAGTTTGCCAATATTAAGCGACCTCCAGCAAGTACAACTCTCACTGCCATCGTAGGCTCAAATATACGCGGTGATAAAAGTCTCACTAAATACATAACAAGCCTAGGCGATGATGAGCTATTAAGAATTAACATGGCTCTTAAGAAAGGTATTGCAGAAGGTGCTACTCAAAAACAACTAATCAGCTCTGTAATTGGTAAAACAAAATTAACAGAAGCCCAAGCAAGTGCATTAGTGCGCACGGGTATAACTCGTACTCAATCTATTGCGCAACTAAACACATTCAAAGGTAATGAAGAGCTACTAAAAGGTGTTAGATTTACTGCAGTATTAGATTCTAAAACCTCCCCTATTTGTTCTCATCACGATGGAATGGTATATGATTTAAATGATACTAGATTTACGCCGCCTCTTCATTGGAGATGTCGTTCAACTTTGATTCCTGTAGTTAAATCTCATAGTGAACTTTTAGCGTCTAGTAGCAAAGAAGTTAAACAGAACGTTCTAACTAACATGAGTGAACAAGGAATTGCACAGCTAAATGGTGCTTCTCCTAATAAAGAAAACTATGGTACTTGGCTTAAACGCCAACCTCAAGATGTAAAGCTTAGACACTTAGATAATAGCTCTGAAAAATTAGCATTATTTAATAGTGGACAAGTAGCTTTTACTTCTTTTACAAACAGTGCAGGCCAAGGTGTAAGTCTGCAAGCTTTAAGACGATTAGATAACAAAGCAACAGCTGTTATCCCTACTAGACAAAGAGTGTCTTCTGCAGTTACTAAGCAATCAATGGCTGCTTCTGCCTCTACTCCTAGGTCTTTAATTCGTAATTCTTCAAAAGAAACTGAATTGAGAGATTTAATTAAAGCGGATGCAGTAGATATGGCTTCTCCTTTATCTTTAGTAGACTTTAGGGGTACTTCTATTGTAGGTAAGAAAACTTCTCGCCGTAGAGCAAACAATCAGTTTGATGAACGGAATACAGGTGTTGACCCTTTAACTGGTGAAACTAAATCTACTTTAGTTTATGACCCAGATTTTAATGTATTACAAGAAAGAATAGATTACCTCCAAAATTCTAAAACTCTTTCTCTAGATGAAAAGAATTTTATTCAAAGATTTGCTTTGTCTCTAGAAAATGATGGATTGTCTGTAAATCAGCAAACAGCAGTAATAGAAAACCTACGTATTAACTTTGAGCGATTTGCCAGAGATAAAAAACCTTGGGAAAACTATGCAGCAGTAACAAGAGCAGAGATGGCTAACTCAGTAGTTAACACCTCTCGCATTTTAGACAGAAGGTCTCGTGCTAGGTCTCAACAGTTCCAATTTGGGGCAGGAAACGAATCTACGGTTCAGATATTAGGTATTCATACTAAGTTTGATGATATCGCAGCTAGGACTCTTGAAAATCAAAGATATGTTAAAAGTTGGGCAGACACAACAGGTCTACAACTGGCTCGAAGGTCTCTATTAACTGGAAGATCTCCGCTTAAAAACTATTTTCCTACTATACCTTCTTTTCTTCCTAAAATGCCTAAAGTTCGTGAGCTTATCTATAAGCAAATAGAAAAGCTTCCGGGAGGCAAGATGCTATCTCGTAAACTACAAGGTAAACCTAATGATAGCCTTCTTACTGAATTTTTAAGAGCAGGTAACGAAAAGATTAGGCAGATACTAGACCTTGAATTTTTGTATGCAAAGAAAAGAGAAGTTTATGATAAAGCTAGCATACTTCCTTCTTTCTTAAAAACAAGAGAAAGAGAATTATCTAAAATTATGAAATCAGTAGCTACTGGTAAATCTACAGATTACGATACTTTATCTATCAATATAGGTAAGCAACTATATGAAAATAGTAAGAATGATTTTGATGTATTTTTCCCCAAGCCAAGCTTACAAGCCTTTCATAGAGCTGGCTCAAAGATCCTCGATGGGTTGAAAGATCAAGGAAAAATTAAAGTATCACTAAGAGGCACTACAAGACGAGGCGTATTAGATCTTGACAGTGGTCGCCCCGAGACTGGTTCTTTTAAAGACACTATTTCCCGTGAAGTAACTATAGTTGACCCTTCAATGCTTGCATTACAAAGAGCTAGCAGAGAGCTTGTGTACTCAAGACGTATTGGTATTGTTAACCAGAGAGACCGACTTTATGTAAAGGCTGGTCAAAAAGAATATGTAGATGCCCGTGGCAACCCTACAGGTGAGTCCGTTATCACCCGAAAAGCTGGTGCCAATTACGATACAGACTTAGTAGACAGAGATTTCTCTAATATGCTCAATCATGCAATGGATGCTGAGTGGGAAGTAGATAATGACTTTGCTTCTTTCTTTGATGACCTATTACACTTCAGAGACCCTAGAGGTAATGTTGCTAAATACGATGAACTTAACGGTTTCCGTAAAATCATATTAACTCGTGGGGATCAAGGCTCTGGTTTAATGCAAACAGTAAAATGGCATTTGCAAAGAGGAGAGTCATTTAGAAACCCTGTTCAAATTGATGGTCGAGGTCGAGTTTACACCACGGGTTATCTACACCCAGCAGGTGGTGAGCTAGTACGTCCTTTTTTAAACACTGCTCGAAAGGTCAACTTTGATGATGACATTCTTTTCGAGCTAATGACTCAACTTGGTGCTATGACTGGCCCATCACAAAGTGTACTAACTAATGCTGGAAGGATAGCTTCCTTTCAGGCAAGAGAAAAGCAATTTAGAGAACTTGGCGAGCTTATGCTGTCTAAGACTCAAAGGCCTAGACGACTCCGTGAGTTCCTAGAACATCCTTTGAT